CTCCCTAGTTCTACTATATACTTTCTTAGTAGGCAGTATAATACCCTACAGGAGCTACCTGTCGTTTTCAGTAGAATGTTCTGTAACGAAAAGAGTGAAAGACAGCACCAACTTTTTATATCTGTATTCAACTCGAGTAAGGACTAACACTCTTTTCTATACTATCATCTAACTCTCAAATCGAAGTGGTCTTTCGATTCATCACTAGGATTCTCACGATTATCAGATAGTGTTCTTTATGCAGTTGCAAATTGTTTTACTTCTGCAAGTTGTTTATGATTTATTAAAGCATTCCAATCAGGACTATTTACCATATCAGCTACTTGTCCTGATCTTGTTCTAATCATATTCATTTTCATTCCTTTACCTTCTGGTTTAGATGCCCAGTCAGTAGCAGTTTGATATACAGCATATAAATTAAGACCGTATTTTCTTTTATATCCATCCCATAGATTCGATAATTGCCTCATTCTATAATCAGATATTCTTGAATGAATTGGATCTTTTATTTTTGCTAATGTATTTTCAAACAATGCTTTTACTTGCCATTCAGGAATCATTGAAGATGCCATTTGTTCTAATTGCTCAGGATATTTTTCAAAAGCAGAAACTGCATTAACAATATCTACTGCGTCAATAGATGCTTTGTTATTCCAATTCTTTTTACTTAATCCTTTAATTTTCCATTCAGCATGAAACATTCCATTAAGACATTGTATACACATTGGGGCAAATATAAATTGTTCTGCCCAATTTACATCATATGAAGTCCAAGACCATAATACCAAATGATATTTATCATCATTAAAATTAAAATATGCATTTGGAAATTCCATGATACGACTATATCTTGCTCCTTTATTCCATAACTTATCAGTTACTTTAACATCTTCAGGATTTAGTATGCTGCTGCCACTAAATATTCCATCAGATAACATTTTTGCAAATTCACCATAAGTTCGTAAATTTTCTGCACTTCTTTTACTTAATGTTGATAAATAATTTCCATCTCTAGCGTTATAAATGGCTAATTTATCAGGTATTTCTTCACTTGTATTGTTTCTAAATACATGAAGTGGCTCTTTATCAATATCAATATTGCACTCATCTGCAATAGGTAATTGACAATCTAAATAATTTTCCATATTTTACTCCTTAGTAAATATTATATTCATATGTTTTACTCCTTGTAGTTCGGGTAGGGTTTACCTCCTATAAATTTTCCCTACCCGATTTCTATTTCTAAAGTATCATAATGATTTCTAACACCTTCATAATTATTTCCGAATACTAATTTTATAGACTTAATTTTACTTGCGTCTAAATTCATATAATCTTTATCTTTTTCGCTATCTAAAACATATTGTTCACCAACAAATTTAATTTTAGTATTTGCTCTATTTTCAAGTTTAATCATTTGGCAAAGATTCATTAAATCATTCATTGTTGTTATACTCATTTAGTTCCTCCATAACTTTCATTAATTATTTCATCTTCATCTTTTTCTAACTTTGTTATTCTAGTATTCATTGTTTTTAAATTATCGAATAACATTTGAATTGCGTCTATCATTAACTTTTGTAGTTTCGCATTTTCTTTATCAATTTTTCTAGTAAATATCATATATCCTCCTAACTAAATTTTGTTTTAAGATGATTTGCATACTCATTAACCATATCATCTATTACTTCTGATAATGCATTTTCTGCATTTTCTTTATCTACATGGTCTACACCAGTAGCTTTTTCATTAAAGGCATAAAGCATATCTGAATGTTGATCTGTAAATACTTTATACACATCATCTTTTGTTTGTTGCAAAGTATCAGTATAATTTTTTTTAATTAACTCACTGATAATATGCTCGGCTTTTTGAACTTGGCTTTGAACTTCATCTTCTTGCCATTTCTTTATTTTACTCATTATTACCTCCAAAATATATAATTAATAATATTCCAATTAATCCTATGACAATCATGTCAGGGAAAAATGGCAACATTATGATTTATCAGGCATAATAATTACTTCTTCTGCCTCCCAATTAACTTTTTGTTCTTTATTTCTTAAATTTGTTTTTGATTGTTCAATTTCATTATCTAAATCAAATTTATTATGTTGAACTTCACCTGTGTTTCCAAATATTTCACCTGTTTTATTGTCATAAATGTTTCCATCTTTATCTACACAAAATACTCTTCTATGAAAATTATTTGTTTTTGATTCAAATTTATTTAAATCATACATATTTGTAATTGATTGAGCAAAATCTTCAGATAATAATACTCTGTAATACCAAATAATCCTTCTTTTTGCATAAGGTAATGCTTTTTTGGTTGCAAATTTATATGCAGCACTTCTAAATACTGTTT